GGCGTAGGTGTTCGCAGTGCCGTCGGTGCTCTCGGTCAGTACGGCATAATACACATTCTTCAGTCCAAACCGGACTTTGTTCTCTGCCATGTTTTGGCCTCCTTATAACTGGAAGACCGTGAACTGGCAGCGCTCGTCGTCCAGGTACTCGGTCTCCTTCGTGTAGTAGAGCCCTGCCGCCGTGAAGGCCTGCTCGAACAGCGCCTCGGTGGCAAGGTCTCGGTCTTTGGTGTATAGTTCGACGCTGATCCGGGGCCGGCTATAGTAGGCCACGTTGTCCGCCGGGAACGTGTACGCCTGCTGCTCGAAGAAGCAGACGTAGGGCAGAGCCGGCGCCTCATTGATTGGCCACTGGTAGTAGGTCACCTTGTTCTCGAAGCCCGGAACGCCTTCCAGGATCTCGCGCATCTGTTTAATGGTCATTTATAGCCTCCCGCAGTTCCTTGACGAAGTCGTCGATGGCTTTCTGCTCTGCTGGTTTCCAGTGTGTGAACGCTCTGGTGCGTCCGCCGTTTGCCGTGGCGTGCCCGTACTCCAGCAGATGTGTCAGACGGTACTCTGGCGCCTTGGCGTAGATGATCTTCTTGTGCACGAGCCGCTTTTCCTTCAGGCTGCGGACCCGGATGCTCTTGCGATAGGCTCCGGTGCCTTTTATGCCTGAGGACTTGATGCCCTCGCGGACGTTTGCGGCTGCCTGCTTTGCGACCTTCTCGGTCACGTACCAGACGTCATAGTCCACCGCGCCGGCGAACTCTTGCAGCGCCTCATTGATTGCCAGGGCGAACTCCTCCACGGTGTAGCTGTTAGCCATTGGCGTCCTCTGGGGCCGTCGGGTCGTTGGTGTTGCCCGGCTTCTCTTCCAGGTACAGCTCCAGCGTGTCGCCGCTCCGGAAGACTCGGTAGATGCCGAAGTTCTTCAGCGTCCCGTTGGTCTCCATCTGCAGGATCTTCTCGCCCTCGTAGTCCGGCGCGAACATGTTGACCCGGTACTGTGCCTGCAGGCCGTTCTGCCCTGCTGCCGACCACTCCGCCCTGGTCACGCTCTCGCGCTCGCCCAGAAGCTGGCGCCGGCTCAGGCTGGCCACCAGCTGCCCGATCTGGTCCTTGACGTAGGTCTCCTTGACCAGATAGAAGTCGATTGCTTCAGCCATCGATGCCGTCCCTCCAGTTCGTATAACCGGTCATGGTCTTCAGCTGCGCCAGCATGATGTGGTAGATGTCCCGCCACTCGTCCTTGTCTTCGTGGTTTCCGAAGCGCCATTTGACGTAGGCCACCACGGCAGACTTGACCATCGGGGACGTCGGGGCGCCGGCTTCGTCGGTTGCCACCGTCACGTTCATCGCCTCCAGCTCAGCCATGCACGCCTGGATCAGCATCGACAGCTCAGCGTCGAAGGCTGTCGAACTGATCCGCAGCGCGGTCTTTACAAGTTCCAGCATTTTGTTCTCCTCTCCTAATAACTGAAGTGGGCGGGCGGTAGGAGGACCGCGTCGCCCACATAAGCATCAGCCCTTCTTGGCCGTTGCCTTTTTCTTTGTGCTCGTCTTCGGCTTCGGTTCCGCCTTGACTTCTACGGCTCCGGCGATCACCATCAGCGCCTTGGCTGTCTCCTCGTCCGTCTCGAACTCGGTCCCGGCCTTGACGATGTAGCCGTCCTCGATCACATCACGCTGCGCGACGATCCTCATTAGGAGATGGCAGCGTAAGCGAAGGCCTCGGTGTCTACGACGTCACCATCGCACAGGGCCATCGCTCTGTAGACAGTGCTGCCGGATCTGAAGGCCACGCTCTGGTCGGCTTCCACGTTGATGCCTTCGCCGTAGTTGAAGACATAACCATCCCGGAAGGATCCGAAGATCACGTGCTCGGTAGCAGCCTGCTCGTTGCCCCATTTGCCGTTGGCGTTGGCGTCCAGGATTACTCTGTGGCCGAGGAGCATGTAGTCGATGCCGTTGTTGACCAGTACGCCGTTGTAGTCGTTGGCCAGGCCGAGGATCTTTCCGAAGAAGGTCGCCGGGGTCATGACCCAAACAGCGTTGCGGTGATAAGCAGCGCCGACGGTGCCCATCAGGGTGCCGAGCTTGGCGATGGTAACGCCGGAGATGGCGGTGCCAGCAGTGACTCTGGCAGCTACGCCGTAGGCGTCAGTGGAGCCTGCACCGGAGATGACTGCTGCGCAGATCGCGGCTTCCATCTTTTCGACGAGCTTATTGACGAGCCAGCTCTGGAAGGCGTCGATGCTCATCGCCTGGATGTCGGCGGTGATCTCGATGGTCTTGATCAGCTTCTTCGCGCTGAGCTGGACAGAGCCAACAACGTCAGCAGAGTCAGTAGACGCAGTGCCCATAGCAAGCCAGGTTGCGTCGTTGACTGTGGTCGCCTTGGGCACGGAAACGTAGCCGGGGATGCGCAGCGGATCCAGTTCGCGGATCAGGGGGTTCTCGGCCAGCTTGCCGTAGATGCGGTCCAGGGTAATAGTCGGGATAACGCTGGCTGCGGAAGTCAGCGCCTGTCTTTCTTCGATGCTCATGGGCTTGCCCATCAGGCTCTTCATGTAGGCATCTCTGTATTCCGTGGTGTCGGGCTTGAAGGTTCTCTCTTCGTTCATGGTGGTGTTTTCCTTTCTTTCGATTACGACAGCATCAGCTTCGCCGGCTGCGATCCTTTCCGCAGTGGCTCTGCGTTCTGCCTCGTTCGCTTTGCGGGCTTCAAGTTCTGCCCTGATGCCCTTCTGTTCGTTTTCGAGTGCCGTCAGCTCTTCCAGGCTTCTCTCCTCGGTCGCCTCTTCGACGATCTTGGACAGGCGCTCCTCCAGTGCTGCGGACTCCATGGTTTTATAATCCATGTTGCACTCCTTTACTGGCCGGCCTGGATCCGGATCCGGGCGATGGCCTTCTGTTTTGCTTCGGTTTCTTCTGCTGCCCTCTGTCTCTCCGCTTTTACTTCAGCGATGACTCCCTCGCTATAGTTGCGGGCAGCTATGGTCGTCGCAGGATTTGCCGGCAGGCTCACTGCGCTGACGTCGTAAAGTTTGGAGATGCGGGTGATGGTTCGGATCACCGTCACGTCTCCGGTCTGCTGGTCTTCGATGATCTCCCTGCGGTCTTCAGCTACGACAAAGGCGAAGCTCATCTTCGTGGTGTAGCCTCCGGAGATCTCCTGGTACAGCTGCCGGCCCAGATCGGTGCCGCCCAGCAGTGCGCGAACCTTGAGGCCGTGTTCGTCCGGGGTGCAGACTAGGGTGCCGTTGCTCATACGGGCAAATACGCGGCCCTCGTGGTCGTACTGCATGATGACGTCGGTCATGTCGCAGCCGTCGAAGGCTCTTGCGTCCACCTGCTCCAGGACTCTGTAGCCGGGCTCGCTCCACAGCTCGTAGGTCTGGTTGAAGGTCGTCGCGTAGCCTTCCACGATCATCTCGTCGTTTTGTTCGTCTTCCAGGGCGCGGATCTCCATGTCCCGGAACTCGCGGCCCTGGGTCAGTTTCTCTTCCAGCAGGGCGCTGATGTCTTTATTCGGCATTTACGATGCCCTCCTCTCCGTTCGTCCTCAGATCGTAATATTCGCCGCGCACCGGGATGGTCTCGCCCAGGCCGTTCGTCAGGGGTGCCATGTTCCAGATCTCGCGCAGCTCGTCGATGGTGGCCATGCCACGGTCCGCGAAGGTTGCCGTGACGTCGGCCTTGTCTTTGTTGGTCATATACTGCAGCCGGTTGGCCGTAGCCATGAGCAGGGCGCCGCGTCCCTGTTCTGCCGGCGTGAACAGCATGTTGGTCAGGACTTCGGACAGCTGGATGGCGAAGGGCTCGATGCTGCCTTCATAGAACGCCGCCCAGGCGTCGCCGTATGCCTTGTTCTGCAGCACGTCCTCGTTCGTCCCGAAGTAGTCGAAGACGTTGGTCCGGATCAGCTTCATCTGGTCCGCGTCTACCACGAAGGGCTTCGACTCGATCTGCTTGATGTCCTTGTACGTATTCGGCCACAGCAGTACGCCGCTGGCGTCCTTGGCTTGCAGGTTCTGCTCGGTGAAGCGCTTCCGCTCCTTGGCGATGTCTTCGTCGTTGGCGAAGTTCGACAGGGTGGCCATGAACTGATACGAGGCCGCCGTCTTGACTCCTTCCCGGATGCCCTGGTTCTGGATGTCGATCAGCTCCATCGTCGGGTGCAGCGCTTTGTTCGACTCGCCGAACAGGTCGTTCCGGTATTGGAACTTGGTCATGATCCCGATCTTGGACAGCTCCACGGCAGCGTGGTCGCCGTTCTCGAACTCCATCCGGATCCACGGCTCGCCGTTATAGGACAGCACGTCCAGTTTCTTGTAGAAGATCGGGTAGACGCCTACGGTCTCGCCGGTTTCGTTGATGACCGGCACGATGATCGCTGTGTTCTGCATCTCCCAGATCGTCCGCAGCCGGTACAGGAACTGGTACCAGGTCATGAAGCTGTTCGGCCGCTTCCTCAGCTGTGTCTGCAGCTTCGGCTTCGCTTCGCCCTGGATCACGATCCGAAGCTTCGCCGTGTTCCTGGCGTTGGCGTCGATCGCTGCCCGGACCAGTTCTTCTTCGTACAGCTCGCCGCCCCACGTCCGGAAGGCTGGCCGGTAGTCACTCAGCAGCTCGAAGGCAGAGCCCTCACGTCTGGGTGGCGTCGTATTCCGGCCGAAGATTTTGTCAAAAAGGCCCATACTCGGGTTACCTCCCTTTGTTCTCCAGCTGCCCGCCGATCTCCTTCCAGTGCTTCTGCCGCACCGTGAAGGCGTCCAGCAGGGCCGCTGTTCCGTCTATGTGGTCGTTTGTCGATATTTTGACCAGGCGGACGCGCTCCGTCTGGCTATCGTGCTTCAGCGCCGTGTTCAGCAGGTGGATCTTCAGCAGATCGTTGTCGCCGATATGGATCCGGCCGTCCTTCAGCAGGCCGCCGAACTCGTTGATGACCGGCGTCAGGTTGAAGCCCTGGAACACGTCGTCCATGTGGAAGCCGTAGGCCTCCATGTCTTGCACCAGGTACTGGGCACAGTAGCGGTCGTAGCCGACCTGCAGCGGGTAGATCTTCCACTGCTCCACCAGCTCCCGGAAGAAGGCCTCACAGTCGTGGTAGTCCACGAAGTTCTCGCCGGATAAATGCAGCAGGCCGCGCTGCACGTAGATGTCGTAGGGCAGGCCGTCCCGGGCGATCGCCTCCTCCAGCTTCGCCGAAGGCAGGAAAAACTTCGCGATCACGTAAAGCTCGCCGGCCTTCTGGATCACCGCCGTGCAGGCCGTCAGGTCTGTCGTGCGGGACAGGTCGATGCCGCCGACGCAGTAGCAGTTCTGGAAGTCCGCCAGGTCGATGGGCTCGCCGCTGGCTTTTTCGACTGCTACGGCAGGAAGCCAGGCGAGCGAAGAGTGCTGCTTGATGTTGCAGTATTTCACCATGAACTCGGTCTTCTTGCTCAGGGATCCTTCCGCCACAGCGATCTCTTCCAGGATGAAGTCAACCGGGACGGACTTGCCCAGGTTCGGGAGACTCTTCCGCAGCTCGTTGACGTCGTTCCACTTCTCCGGGTCATCGATGACATATAAAAAGGGCAGCAGCTTCTTCTCTTTGCTGTTGCCCAGTAAAAAACGGGTTGATCTTGTCAGTAGTTCGTCATAGATCCCGCCGTCTACGTAGCCAGCCGTCGTGCAGGACAGCATCACTGCGCCAGGTCTGGCGCCCATGCCGGACTTCATGACCTCGTACTGCTTCAGACCCTTGTCGCCCTCCCAGCTCGCAATCTCGTCGCAGATACAAAGCGATGGGTTGAAGCCGTCGCTGGTCTTCGCGTTGAAGGCGATCTTCTTCACGGCGCTGTTCGTCTCCGGGATGTATAGATCTGATGCGCGCTTCTTCGGAAGTGCTGCATCGTCTTTCACTTTCTTGTTGTGCGCATCCCTCTCAGCGAAGGACTCTTTCAGTGCCTTGTAGTCAGGATCCAGCAGCACCATCTGCCAGACGTTCCCGTAGATGATCTGCGCCTGTTCCAGCTTCGGCGCTATCGTGTAGACCTCGGCACCGTAGCCGCCGTCGATCCACCAGTCATATTTTGCGCAGCCGGATGCGACGAGGCTCTTTCCCTGTTTTCGTCCGATAACAAGAAGGATCTCCGCAAACTGTCTCTGGCCTTTAGCATCCACCAGCCCATACATGCAGCTCAGCATGGCCTTCTGCCAGAGCTCCAGCTGCAGCGCGCTCGGTGCCATCGGCCCTTTTACGTGGAAGACATGCTTCTCGAACCAGTCCACCGCGTCATTGGCCTTCTTCTGGTCGAAGAAAAACTCCTTTGCCTCCAGGCCTCGCACGATGTACTCATACACCAGCTCGATCCACTGGCCCACGGTCTCGCTGCCGTCCTTAATGGCCTGATAATATGCAAATATCCAGTTTTTATTCTCCGCTCGCTTGGCCATTCATATTTATGCGGATTTATTCCGGTTTGTTCCGAACTGTTCTGGGCTGCTCGTCCTGGATCCGTCTCTCTCGCATCCGTTCAGATAAAGC